AATTCCATATCATATTGAAACTCGATTTGCATTAATTGCTTTTTGAATTCAGTTTCTTCTGCTAATGATTGAGATTTCATTTGAGCTTTAGCTTGTTCTAGTTGAATTTGAGATTGTGTTAAAGCTTGTTGTTTTTGCACTTCAGCTTGAGCAGCTGCTTGTTGCTGTTGCATTTGAGCTTGAGATTGAGCTTGTATATTATCTTGCTGCATTTGCTGATCTCGCTCCATTTTCTTTTTTCTTCTAATTTTAAGAACTTGATTAGCTAGTTTGATATTTTTAATTTCTCTAACATCTATCGCGTCCTCTAAATCTATACTACCCTGTTGTAATGCCATTTGTATATTATTTTCTAGCATTTGTTTTTCTTCTTCATCCGGCGCTAGTTCTATAAATATACCAAAATCATACAAATGTAAACTACTTATTTCTTTCAACGTAGCGACATTATGCATGCCTATACTTCTAATAAAAGCTTCTGCTGTTGGGGAATATTCTAATATATCAGATATTCTTAAAGACAAGCATTCAGCAACAGATGCGGTTAAATACAATCCAGATTGTAGTACATGTCTAGTTGCTACATTTGAATTTGCCGCGGCTAGTTTTTGAACTCCTACTAAAGAGTATTTATCAGGCATACTGCCATCTCTAGCTTCGTTAAGACCGGTTACATCTCTTATCATTTGTAGATAATAATTATAATTACCTATAAGTGCTTGCATTTTACTACCTGCGCCTTGACCACCTGATATTTCTTGAATAGGCATTTTACCTGGATTCATATCTCCTTCAGATGTAAACGATCTACCAATTACAGATCCAGTTTGAAAATACATATTTAATGCTTCCTGCGGATTATAGTTTGTTCCGTTGCCTAGATCTATTTCAGCTAATCCATCAGCATCCATATAAACACCATCAGGAACCATTCTAGATAATACTTGTTGTAGTTTTAAGTGTGTAAGTTGAATCATATCAGCAAAACCTGTTATTCTACTTACTATTGATTCTATACGGCCATCATATATTCTAGGCGCTACTATACTATAGTTCATTTTGACTTTAGTATAATCACTTTTAGGACGCATCATGTTTTTCGCCATCTCCCATTTTAGTAATTTATTTGTACCTAAAATTAAAGCGCCTTCATAAATACACTCTACAGATCTAGCGACCTTACTGTAACCACCTTCCATTCCTTCCGGTGGATTAAAATTATCATCTTTTTTAATAGCTTTCTCAGCGCCACTAGCGGTTTCTTTAAATTTATACACTTCATTCATATAGGTTTTATAATTGAAATATAAAATTTGTAAACTATTGGTATCTCTATCTTCTTTACCACCCTTAGCGTTATAATTACTATCGTTAAAAGTTTTATTTTTGTTTATTTCTTCTAAATCTTCTTGCTCAAGAAATGGAAATTCCTTAACCAATTCGTTTATAGGTATTGTTTTTATTTCACCAACATAATATATATCGTCAAAGTAAGGGGAGTTTGTGTGAGAGTAAACTAAATCGGCTGGATCTACGTAATCTACTACAACACCTTCAGATGTATTAAAGGATGTTTTTACAGCGCCAATACCTAATACCGCTAGGTCATAATAAAAACGTTTTCTAATTAAATCATAATTATTACCTTCTAATAAAGTATTTATAGCTTGTTCTTCTGCTAGTTCAACGCCTTGTTTATACGTTAACTGCATATGTAGTTTTAATTCTTCTTCTGTTTCTGGTAGTTGTTCGGGATCACTACTATATAAATTAACACCAAATGCTTTTTGAGCATAATCATTTAAATCTTTAGCCCGCATATCTTTTAATATAGCATCCATGTAATTTGTTCTCTTACTAACACCATATGGATCTTGAGAGTATGCTTTTATATCATAGTTTCTTTGTGTCATTCCATTAACTAGAATATCAACAAATTTAGGTATAATTGGAACGGGTTTCCAATCTAAATTAAGATATGATAAATCACCATTAATGGATAATTCATCTTTATATTTTTGTATTGATTGCTCGCCTCTAGCATATAATCTTAAATTATGAAAATTATTAAAGTTATTTCTCCATCTATTAGAACCCAAGTTGCGATCAAACCATTCTGATTCAATTGCTTTAGCAATTTTTAAACCATATTCATAGCTCACCTTCTCTGTATCGCTCACTACTTGACTTGGGAAATGACGGTTTGTATATACTGACATATTATTTTTCTATTATTTTTGACATATTACCTTTGTTGCTATATTTAGAAATATGTATATTTAATGGTTGTTTTTCTATTTTTGCATTTGGAGCATATAGATGTCTATTACAAGCCATGATGGCTAAACCAGAACTTATTGTTGCGTCGTATTTTGTTCTTTTAGTTATATCAAATCTACTCCAATCGTTTAATGTTTTATTAAAATACATATCACCATGCCCTCCATCCGCCTTTATACCTACGTGACTTTGTATGTACATTTCTATTGCAGCAGCATGGGCTTGCTTTATATCTTCACTAGAGTTTGGTATACCACCAACTTCTTTTTCAGCGACAGATAATTTGTTCCAAGTTTTATCCGGCCGGTTCATACTAAATCCTCTATACCCTCTTCTTCTTAAATAATACAATAAACGAGGTTTATTATTCTCTGCTAATATTGGCATTCCATAAAACACAATAGCCATTAACATATCTTCAAAGAATATTTCAGCCGTAGGTGGTCTTGATAAATATTCTAAAAAGAAACTATTAGCCGGAGCATCTTCCATACTAAACTTTGTTAAACCGTGTAATGCTCCCTTAGATCCCTCTCCATCTACAGTTCCTGATATATCGTAAGAGTCACAACCAAACGCTCCCATGTGTTCATTACCAGGATATTTTATTCCGTTTTTTAATATTATCTTATTTTGCAAATGTTGAGGTGGAACCCAACTAACTTTAAATCTACCTTTAGGATCTGGATAAAATATAATTTGCGTATCTTTAACACCATTTACCCATTGAAAATTTCCAGTAGTAACACCTAAGGTTCTAGTCATCTCTTCATTATAATCTATCTGCTCGTATATTTTAACTAGATTAAATATACTTCCTTTAGCCTCATCTCTAAACGCGTGTTCTGTTGTTTTTGGAAATTGGCGATAAAACTCATTTAAAGCGTCATGATCGCCTTTTAAACCATCAGCCTCATTTTGCCAATGCTCTATAATTCCAACATCTATTAATTCACCGTCTGGTCCGACAACATCATCACTTGGACTATCAAAGACTGGATATCCGTATTCATCAATAAATCCTTCGTAGTTCCATTCCATTGGGATAAACAAAGAATATAAACCAGATTTTGTTTGTCCATTACGATTTCTTTTTGTGACATCAGAAGCGTTGTATAATTTTTTGAAGTTATCCCCACCTTTGTCTAATGCGTTTGAAGTAGAGCCCATCATACATTTACCAACAATCTTACTACCTAATCGTAAACATGTTTTTGTAACTCTCCAGTTATTTAATATATTATCGGGTCTTTCCCATTTACCACTTTCATCGTGGACTAATAACGCTAGCTTTTCCCCATCATAACTATTATCTCCAGTATTTTTCCAATCAATAGTTGTATCTAATCCAACTATATCTTCTAGCTTTTCATTAGTTGTTATTTTTTTTCTAGTAAACTTACTTGCTGGTACTCTATATGCTAACTCTGTTTTTGGTCGATCCATACCATCTTGGATCGGTTTAAAGAAAAACGGATAGTTTATACTAATAGGTACTACTTTGTCTGTAAACATTTTTTTAGCATCAGCACCGGTTTTAGATAGTATACCATATCTACTATCACTTGCAAGAGTTGCTAAATTAACCGTTTCTGCAGATGACATGAACGAAAACCCTGATCTTCTGTTCTTTAGGTAGCACATGCCATAACATCTTTTATCAGCTTTACAAGCCTCCCAAAATATATAGAATAATCTATTTGCTTCTCTAAAGTCTGGGGCACCAACATCTATTTTACTCCATTGAAGATACATATAATGTGTACCCGTTATATATGTTGGTTTATTATTATTCATAAACCAAAATCCTTCTTCTCTTCTTTTAAACTCTTCGTCTATATAATCGAACCACTGCTCTTTGTTTTCATCTGGATAGTTTCTCCAGTCGAATATATTTTTAAGTTTATTTAATTCTTTTGGTTGATCAAGCTTTACCCATTTGTTTTTCTCGTGCACGTGCACTCCTCGCACTGGTTCCAACGGCAAGCCAATTCGCAAACCTTGCATTTCATATATCTCACCAATTTTTCCAGTTTTAGAGATAACCACGATATCATGTTCTTTATTGTATCCATATTTCCATTTTTTGCCCTTATTAAGTCTACTAATAGTAGTCTTTTTTATAGGTTCTATTATTTTTATTAATGTTTGTTCGTAACTCATTTTGATCTTCCCTCTGCGAATCCTTTAAATACTCTTTCTTTTTTCTCTTCGGTTTCTTTGCCTTCAAGTAAATTTCTTTCTTCTTGGATTCTATTAAGTATTTCAAATGCGTCAAATATAGCTAGTTTTTTTGTAGCTGCAGCGTTTTTTAGTCTATCTGCTGATATGTCATCGTCTGAATCTACAATAGGTTCTTTAGCAACCTTTATCAACTCTTCAACTGCTTTTTGCCCAGCTTGGATTATATTCTTCTTCGTTTCCTTGATATTCATATTTAATTGTAATAAAATTTGATAAAACTCGATACAGTCTTTCACCGTCAACAATGAATTCAAATTCACTGCTTGGTCTAAAACCAATTAGATCATTAATATTTACCGTACCATCTGAATACTTAACAACACCTTGTAGTGGTTTTTCAGATTCAATATTGAATTGATCTATAGCTTTTAAAGGTTTTACAAAACAGTATCCTTTTGGTGCAATCCACTTTTCATTTCTTTTATATAAAAAGATTTGATCGTAATTAACTAAATACGTGGATTCATTAAAATAAGCTCTACTATTTTTCTCTATACCTTTTACATTGTGCCATCTTCTAAAAACATTATGATGTACTATAACCGTATCGCCAGGTTTAATATTTGTATCCCCAATTATAGGAGTTGATATAACAATAGCTTCTCTATTTACATATTGATGGTTAAAAATTCCAGTATTAAGTATTAACTCTGAATCACCAATCTTTTTAATATTATTATATCTTTCTCCTTTTGGCGTTACAACAAAGTTGTATACGCTTTTCATTAGTACTCTAGATTATATTCTACAGATACCGCCATGTTTTTATTAAAGTCTTTCCAAGGTAATACATCTTTATTTTTTCTAATATAAATAGAATACTTATCTTCTTCTTCTATTATATCACAAATAGTATGCCCACCATAAACCTCCTGTCCTACAGCGTAGTGCATAGCGTCATTTTTATAATCTTTACCTACAGATATTTTACGAATCAGCTTTGCCATTTTCTTCTGGGTTTGGAGTTTCTTCTGGGTAAGCTATTTCACCAGTTTGAATATTAATATTGTCAGTTCCATAATTCTTCATAAAAGTTTTTCTTAACTCTTGTATTGTGTCTTGAGTTTTTTCCATAGCTTTTAATAAAGCGTATTTTTGAACTTCCATTCTACCAACATCATCTGTTAGTTTATCCATAGTTCTCACTGTAGCTTGTAGACTATTTAATTCTTCTTCATTGATCTTTTCAGGTTTAATACCTTTAAGTTCTTTTATTTTTCTGTTTGTACCTTTTACATTTGTTGTTGCCATTTTATTTAATTTAAGTTATTATTTAATTTATTTATCTTTCAAAAGAAAACTTTAATACAACTGGATTTAAGTTGTATATTTCCTCGTCATCAGCTATTGTATTTGCTATTGCAGCTTCAAAAGTAATATCTTGTTTACTTGAGCCAAAAGCAGCTATACTTTTTACAGTTCCTAAAGTTCTATCATCTGTGTTGTTAGTTGTGGCTAAAACATCACCTGGTACAAATATTAGTTCTGCATCTGGATCATCGTTAGAACCTTTATCAGTTTCTATAACGGCTACACTACCATCAGCAGTTGTACCTCCTCTTGCTAATACACTTGTACTGAAGTTGTAAGTTGCTCCTGTTGGAATTATAGAAGCAACATATACTGTATCATACCCAACATTATCTCCACTATCTGGTTCACCTGTAAGAACTACGTCTGGCCCACCACCACGACTACCTGATGTAAGCGCTGTGATATACACAAGACCATCAGTAGAGCCAGTGTTATTAGAGCTATGATCTAGGAATTGATATCCTATTAAATTGTTTTGCCATCCAGAAGAATCTACAGCGTCGTGTAAATCTCCTAGTGTTGCTGGAGCGTTACCATCTATAGACTTTGCAAAAAACAACTCTAAATCTTTAGCACCTTGATCTGCGCCATCTGTTCCTCTTACAGTAACAAACGTATTCAACAATCTTGCTGATCCTTTTGGTATTTGGAAAGGTGTCCAGTCAAAAAGAACATCACCAGCAGCAAAAGCGCCGTCTTGTTGTTTACTAGCCGATACAGTAGGTTTTACCGTTACGTCAAAATATTTACTTGCCATAATTTTATTTTTTTACTTTTTCAAATGATCGACCACCAAAATAAGCGCCAATCACAGTTATTAATACTAATTGTAATAAGTCAGTCCATTTTTGTTCTACCACAAAATTAATAGCACCTGCATCTATAAATATTAATAGTACAGTTGATATTACTAAAAATG